ATCGAACTCTCTAACAGGAACCTCTGGATCAAGCAGATCAAACATTGTGATGTCTTCTAAAAGCTGCGCGTCACCTTGGCCCGGCACTTCGTACTTGTATGTTCCGTGTCCTGTTAACCGTGGTGTTTTACCAGCAAAAATCTCGCCGACGTTAAACAGACTCCCATCCTTGGTGCCATACTGTCTTGGATCAGATGTAATAACGCGAGCCTTCGGTGCAGACAGCGCACCCCTATCACGGAAGCGATCCATGTCTGCGATAATCTTTTTTCGCTGGTCTCCAGTTAACTCGCCCAGTTGTTTGATTGCATCTTTATGGTTAATGCCTTTGAACTCATCAAGCTTGATAACGGTAATAGTCTCTTCGCCAGTCTCCTTGTCTGTTTTCTTCCTAACAACAGGAACCTCCCGAATCTGTTTGTTAAGCGCCTCGATGTCTGCCTTGCTCATGTTCTGTCTTGCGTACTTGATCATCAGTTCTGGCATGTGGTGCGAGAAATCTATACCAGTCGGAGCCATTGTGTGTGGAATAAAGATAGGGTTCTTCCCGAACCGAGCAAACAGGTCGTTAGCCATCTTCATAATACCAGTGACAGGAGCTTCCGCTGATGCCCATACACCTTCGTGGTCGTCGAACATATAATCCTGTCCGCCGTCCAGTTTAATCGGCTCTTTTAATTCTACGCCATCAACGTGCGTGATCGTGTGCGTTCCTGACCTGTCGGCCATGGTCGAGATGTATGGCGTACCCTCGTAATCAACAAGCGACTTCGTTGGAACACCGTAATCTTTTTTTGTTTTCCCAAACGTGAGCTGCTCAAGCTCCTGCAATTCCTTTTTACCTTTCCTTGGCGGACCTTGTGTGCCTGTTTTATAAAAGCGCGGATCAACGTTGCCGGGTGTGACAACACGGTCATACTCTTTCCAGAATTGTTTTACGAGATCATAGCCTTTAGGTTTCGCCATCAGCCATACCCTGTAGTCCAGCGATACCGGATTCTAACACATCCATAACACCGGACTGTGTCATGTCAGTATCCAATTGAATGTCTTCGGTCTCTGCCAGTTTCTTCTGAGTATCAGCGGCGAGGTTCTCTGCCTTCTGCTGATTAACAAGCATCTCGGTTTGCGCTTTAGCACCCTCGATCTGCACTTTCTGTTCGGCCACTACGGCCTTGCGTTTCTCTGCTTCACCAAGGTCAGCCTGAGCCTTAACAGGTAGGAACCTAAGCTGCTCTTCCAATTGCTTGAGCCGTTCCTCTTCTGCCTTCGCTGCTTCTTGCTCTTCCGGGGAAAGCGTTGGGTAAACTTCATCAACGTGGTCGCTGCCAATCGCTGTGAGAAATCCTTTGACCAGTGGCTGTGGATTACCGCCAGTGGAAACAACCTGATCGATCGCGCCCATCTCTGCGTTGGATCGCTGAATCCTCTGTATCATGCTGTTATTTTTTGGATTGGCTGCCGGGAGAATATCCATGTCAGCCGTATTGAAATCCGCCATGGCGTCGGCGTCTTGGTTATCCATCAAACGTTTATATTGTTTGGGGTCCATGAACTTTCCGTTCAGCCTGTAACGCAACCTGTACTCTTTTGTTAACGAGCGGTACACCCGGAGGATGATTGCACCGACAGACTGTTGTTGCTCATGAACAATTGAGAGAACGGTCGCAGCCGGGGTGTTGGGGCCGACAGCAGCACCCAAGTCGGCGGTGGCACCGAGCCGCTGTGCGTCAGCTTGCATATCTTTAAGCAAGGCATGGAGAGTGGGGCTGGGTTCTTTAAAACTATACTCTCTGATTCCGTTTTGTAACTCCGTTGCTGACAGGTTGGTCTCGTGATAAACACCGGGTTTCATTTTCGTTACGCCCATTCGCTTCCTGAATCCGCGCGCCATGAATCCGCCCTGCATGTTTGCCAGTGTGCCAGCATCCTGTAGTCGGTTTGTGTTTGCGTTGATTGACTGAGCGTAGCTGCCCAGTACGTGGAAGTAACCAACGGAAAGCAGTTCGCCTTTCGGATTGGTAAGGAATTCAAACGGCACAATGTTTCGATCACGATCAATCTTCAACAGAACACAATTTTCATAATCGAATTGTATCTGGCCTTCCTTAATGATCGGCTGGCCATCGTCGTCTTTCTTGATTAGCTCGTCCATGGTGAACACTTCGCCAGTGTCCTTCATCACCTTGATACCATCGAGCGCCCACTGTGCAACGATACGCACAACCTTCCCGGTCGTCGCTTGCACTGTCACGATGTATGGCTCTTCGATCTCATCGCCATCGAGATCGATCATGGTTTGCTGCTCGTAAAACTCTGTGTTCTTTTCGTTCTGCGTTTCGTGCAATACAACTTCGTCTTCACCTTCATCCTCGCCAGTACGCGCGCCAAAGTCTAAACGACAATCAATCCAGACATTTGCATTGAAAAGCGTTTGCACCTGTGCAGGTGTCTTGAAGATACGATGAGTAAAGCGAGGGGCTTTCGAGTAGCTGCTTGCTGCTTGGTTGATAGCGAAGTCAGGGAACTGGATGATCTCTGAAACGTTGTGACCTTCAATCGGGTCGAAGTAAGGCTTCTTGAACATGGTCCCTTGGCATGCCAAGTTATAAAGCATCTTATCCATGTCATCGAGCCAGTCTTCTTCTTCGACAGTGAGCTGGTAGTTCATTGTCGCGCACACTCGCTCGACACGTTTCTCTTTTTTGTTGTCGAGGTCTTCGCCGAATATTTTTCCTTTCACCAAGTCATCAGTGCCAAGCAATTCTTCCGAGGCACGATCACCAAACTTGAGTCGAGCTTCCATCAGGATAGGTGTCTTGAAGTTACTGGCACCCTGCCATGGCTGGCTCTTCTCTTTTGTCTCAGGCTCAATCAGGTCGAGACCCTCTTGAATGTTAGCTCGCCACTCGGACATTGAATCCCAGTCAGCACCCCAACCACTAAGGACTTCTTCGCCGATGTCTTTAAGCTTGAGCTTGCCTTCCTGAGTCTTGCTCAGTTCTTCTGCGATGTTGGTCACGTTGATCTTTTCGATCAACTTTTTAATAGCCACCCGCGCCTACCTCTTCGTCTTGTTGGTACTCGTAGTCCTCATCATAGTCACTGCCAACGTTATGTAAACCCCTGTAATAACCGATGGCCAGATACTGTTCAGCGTCCGCGACATGAGAGTATTCGTTCTTGTCAGGCTTGAGATTGTACCTGTCTTCCCCGGAAACTTGAAGCTTCTTGTATTTGTACCCGCCAAGCTTACCCTTGCGGAGCATCTTGCACTTAACGTTCAGGACATAACCGGGGTATCCACCGGACACGATTTTCCCCATGAAATGCTTCACCGCATCGAGCCTGATCGTCATGTCGTTGTTACCACAGGGTGCTGGCTCCGTATAGAAACCCATCTCCAGTGGCTGGATGATGTCGCCGTCATCGTTCATCACGTACTCATCATTCAGGATACCGATGGCTGACTTCGCTTCACTCTCACCCCGGTAAGATCCTGCCGGGTCGCCAAAGCTGAACTCGATCTCGTAATCCCCGTAGTGTCTGGCAAGGAAAGGCTTCACGATGTCCCGGGCAAACTCTCTCACGCCCATGGTGCCATTCGGATCAGCAACCAGTTCGTCCAGTATCAACAGTTGACCAAGGTCAGTGAGCTGTCCAATCGCAACAGCCGGAGTCAAACCAAAGTCCCAGCCAAGCGCTATCGGTACGCCCTTGAGCGGAACAATACCTTGCTTGGGACAGTGGAGCTGGTCGTTGTAATCAGGATAGACAGGCTTACCTGTTGCGAGGTGACCGTAGTTCCCCATAACCATAACGTTCACATGGTCCTCGGTGTTACCAGCAATCATGTCCAGATAATAATCATATCCACCGGGAAGGTGTGCAATGTTCTCAGCGTTCGGGTTGGGGGTGTACGTTCCATCCTCGTGCTTGATCAATGGTGATGGGCCACGGAAGAAATCAAACACGCGCTCTGTTTCTGAAATCGCAAATGCTTTTTGTTCTGGTCGTGTTGAGCGTAAGCACTTCTCTTCTGCCAGTTGATACCACCAGTGATCATCGTCCGGCGGGTTGGTGTCCATGAGCAAAGCCTTACGAGTACAGGGTTGGTACTCTCCGTCAGCATCACGCGGTCCCTTGTAACCTTTTGTTTCGTCGTCTTCGTATCCGTCGACCAATGCAGGATAACGTCCGATCCTTTCACGCATCGCCTTCACTACACCAAAAGAAATCTCTCGCGCCTCGTTGATGAAGCCACCTGTTAGCTCTAGTGACAAAAGCTTTCGCACATCCTTATCGAGATCAAGCGCAAGGAAATAAACTTCCATCTCTGCCCATGTGCCATCACCGACAGGCTGGTTGTACTTTGCAATGATCATGGGCGACAACGTGATCGGGCATACCTCTTCGGGCATCCACTGCTTCCATGTGTTAAGCGTTGTCGATCGTAGTTCGGGGTTGGTGTTACGGACGATTGCCCATCGTGATTTTCGTATGCCGTCAGCGTTTGGCGCTTGGCAATGTGCAAGCCTGATCAGTTCACAGATGGCCCACACAGATTTACCGTTACCGACTGGACCCATAAAGCCGCGCACTACCTTGGTGGATTGGTGTGCCTTTGCTGCGGTGGGTTGCGCTTTGTACTTAACCAGTCGCGGCATCGTCAGTCCCGGTGAAATTCATGTTAAAGATTACACCGTCACTCTCGATCTTCTGTCGCTCCCTGAACGCACCAATGTTTACGTGCTTGCCGAGCAACTCAAGGTTCTTGGTCTTGTCTGGCCACTTGATCTTCTTCAACACGCCAACCATCTCCCGGTTACCGTCGATCACTTCAAAGATTTCTGACATATCAATTCCACTGATGGATATACGCCAGACCTTCGGCCAGTCCGATATGTCTTTAAAGCTCCGCATGTCCTCTGTGAGAATATCTAGGACATCCATTTGGTCTATGTCATGTAACCTCGTTAAAACGTAGTCAGCGTCCACCTGTGTCCTCTCAGAGCGTTCTGCTTGCAGCTCTTCGATCCTTGCTGCGATATTAACATTCTTTAACAGTCGGCTTGCCTGTGCTGCTGCGGTCTTCGCACTGTACCCGGCTCTCTCTGCTGCTTGCTGACCATTCAGGTCGATTACATATTCTTGGCAAAACGATTCATGTCTTGCGTTATCTAAGGCTGGCATCTCTGTACCCCTATAACAATACTGTCGTGGGGTATTCTACATGCCACCTACACTCGGCTCAAGTCGAACCATCTTGAAGATCACACTAAACCCTTGGTAGTACGGGTTGTTAAGCAATCGCACAACGATGCTGCGGCCTTTCGTCCATGGTGCTACCAGTGCAAACGTCCTGTACTTATCTTTGGTGCCTGAGTAATAACCGTAGTTCAGTCCGTGACGCAACAGCTCTCCTTCATCTCTTCTGTGTATCATTCTGGTTCTCCAGTAGCTCAGGGTGTTCCCATATGTTGCCGATTACTTCATAGTCATCTGGAATTCTGTAGACGGTTGGGCTTTCCAAGTACTCGCTATTCTCTTTGCTTTGGAGTTGAAAACCTGCGTTCTCTTCGCTGTAAACCATTATCCAGTCATCGTAGACATTTAAACCATCTATGGATAACCAAGGCGTTCTTACAATATCCCCCTCATAGATTTCCTTTCCATTCTTATCCTTTAAGCCTGTGTATTGCATGATGGTTGGCCAAGCCTCATGGCTTTCTACGGAAGCTGCATAACGCCAATTTTGACCATCGCCTGTTATTTTCATAATTTGCGGCTGATAGACCATAGTTTTACGTATTGAAT